CCTTGATCTGTTGTATCGTTATGACCCCAAGCTTGGCCACCTGGCCACACAATATAGAATGATTCTACAAACATTGCGTATGTATTCCACTGCTCTTCGGTAAAACTTTCTGATGATAAGAATCTTTCTGGATTAGGAGTATTAGATGGGCAATTAAAACCGCCTGCAAATGCAACGCCTATTGAATATGTATTATGACCATATGCTTTTGAGTGTGCGCCTTGTACATTGATTGGCCGGCCTCTTTGTAACTTACCGTCTCTCAGTATTATATAATGATAACCACAACCACTAAATTCTCTATCTAAATGCCAGGCATGTACATCTCTTGCTGTAATCTTCTGATTCGTAAATGTACCTGTCCAATGCGTTACAAACTCTGTTATATCTCTTGTAGATTCTCTAAACTCTGCAATTAGTTCTTCTTTTGAACCTACAACATCGAATGTATATGTACCACTTTGCACTGCACTGCTTCGGACTGGTGTTTCATTGATAGGTGTTTCATTACCTTTCCAATTACCTTCTCCAGCAGCCAATTCATAGTCTTGTGTTGTCTTTTCACCAACTGCTCTACTATCATCCTCGTTTAAGATTTCTTTTTGACTAATCGGTACTTCATTTATTTTTTCTTCAATTTGTGCTGCATTGAATGATTGCGAATTTTTTTCTAATAATCTTGCAGCTTCTCTTTTTCTATCTGCTAATAATAAACGTACAGTTTCATCTTTATCTGATTGAGATATATTAGGAGATACTTGATCAATTATAGGGAATATTCCCTTCTGTATATTTAGAATACAATTTCCTAATAATGAATTTGTTCTATTTCCTATGAGATTATTAAATGATGTATTAAATAAATTAATCGAACTAGAAAAGCCTACATGCTGATCAGCTCCGTTAGTTATTATATTATCGATATCATTCACTGATGATTTAGCATCTTCAACTGCAATTGTTTTTAATTCATTTCTATATGTACTTGCACTAGTACTCGTCACTGTGGCTAGTGACTGGCCAACGGCTTGTGGTGACCCTGATCCGATTACAGTATTCAATCGACCTGCCACTGATCTAGTACCAGTAATAAGATTAATATCAGAATCATCTGAGTCATTCACACTAGTTGCTGGCAGTATTGTATCAAGTTGTGCAATAGACGGAGCAACGTTAATATTAGAAATACTCTTGATACCACTAATGGTCTGATCACTCTCAAGAAGAGATTCAGATTGTAACTTTGTAGTATTAGCGGCCTGTAATGCTTTCTCTCCAACTATTAGAAAGTTAGAGTTCTTAAATGCAGTTAAAAGCGTGAGGTTTATGTCTCGAATATCTACGCTCATCCATAAGTCTCCAATACTCTTTTAGCAGCTGCAATACGTCGTTTGAGGTGTTTAACACCAGGCTTTTCATATTTGTCGCATATATGAACGGTTGCTTGAATATAACTACCCATCGCTTTAAATTTATTAAAGCCATAATAGCTACCTTCAGTTTTAAATTCATAATGGAAGAATTGCAACTGTGTTTCTAGTGTACGATAATCTAAGTTTCTATCTGCTGCATATGATTCAAGTCTTTGCAACCTGCCAGCTGCAGGGTTCCACTGAGCTATGCCGAATGATGCTTCACCTGGCACTTTTGAGACTATAGTCGGATCCATGCCTGATTCTACAATAAAGTTACCGCATACACCAGCGGCTTGTTCTTTAGAATAACCGTTACCTACAAGGAAGTTAAATGCTTTTTCTGTATTATTACTACCAACTAATGATTCTAATGACGACGTCGTTCCTCTTGTAGGTACATCTGTTAAATTTCTTTCAGCAGGTATATCTATTTCATCAATTGCCGGTGCATCTTGAGAACTTATTTTCTCATCATCTAGTACTTCTATTCTAGGTATCGATCCCACTATGACAGGTTGCTGCGATGTTTTAGCATCCATAAAGAAACCAAATACCATTGCACCTGGTTTTATATTAGGACTTCGGCCTAATCCGCTTACTCCGTCTTCTGTAGTTGGTACCAAACAAGAAGCCCAAGGCAATGATGCTTCAGGTACTTCATTTACATCATCGCTATGCGCACCATAAATACGCACTCTGCATCTTCCTACATATAACGGGTCTGCATTGCTTACTACAATACCTATAAACCATCTTACATTATCACCATAAAAATTTATCATTTGTTAGGTCCAATTGCAGTTGTTTCATCGCTAGATTGTGTTAAGCGACTACATGTCATAAACATGTTATATTTATTTTCAGTAAATACGTGTTTAGTTTCTAAAACAACATAAGAACCACTTGTAACAGTATCTTTAGTCTCTGATTCAAATTGTGGTAGCATTAAATTAATTTGCTCTCCAATGAATACTGTATCACGATAAAAATTATATACGCCAGTAGTACCTATAGTTATTTTCTTTTTACTCAATGCAGATACAAGTGCAGATGATTTTACTTTATTTAAATGTTGTTCAATATCTCTTTCATCATGATATCCTAACTCATCCATTGTTGTGTGATTTACGATTTTATATACGACATTAGGGTCGAATTCATTTAAAGTTTTATCTTCTATTGTAAAATCTTTATTAAATATTGATTTATTAGCACCAGCATCTAATGCTTCTGTAATATTGAATCTATTCTGTTGATTTCGTTTGTTAGTACTGAGATTCAAAACATTGTACTGGTTTTGTACTGCACCTTTAATTAATAATTCGAGTGTATCGTTTGTATTATCTTCTACAAATGATTCTATATTAATTAATTGTTGTAATGGATCTAGTTTAAAATTCTGAGCATTACTAAACACAAAGCTTGTTTTATTGATAGGTTCATTTTCTATCATTTCAGATAAGCTTTTCATTCTTATCTCTTCTTCTTTTAAAGAAGCATATACAAAATATGGAAAACCATTTATGTCATAAGCTCTACGACGTATAGTATCTATTATAGCTAATGGAGATATAAACGGAGAAACATAGTTAAAGGCTGATTGATATGGTGCTTTACCTATTAATGATAATTCTCTCTTAAACTCATTAGATAAAACATTCTTTATTATTTCATCAGGTGTTCCGTTATATGCTCGTGATACAGATTTTAAAACATCTAAAAAGAATATGTCTTCTGCAATATAATAGTTATATGCATATGTATTTTCGTCTACTTTAGTTTTGCCGGTCGTACGAGTAATAAAAAAACTTTTAGTTAGAACCTCGTCATAGTCAGAAGCAATATTAATAGTTACTCGTTCAGTACCATCAAATCTTAATCTATCAAATACATATTGTGTATCAACACAAACCATAGAACCTGTAATATAAGGAGTATTTACAGACTCGTATAGCATTAGCTCGATTATAGTAGGTCCAATATCTAATTCAATTCCTCTTTCAGGAATCGTTAATACTACCTCTTGAAAATGGTATTCACTGGCTGAATATGTACCGGACATTATTTTAGTGCTCTGTTAAATTCATTAAATAACTGATTAATTACTTCAGGTTTTATTATTCTAATTCTTTTACGTTTTTCGTTTTCTTCTATAAACCTATCAGAAAATGTAATAGGAGTAAGATTAGATGGGGCGTCTTGCAATGGATTTATATCTACATAATTACCAGATGCATCTTCATAATGATGTACTGCATTATACTGTTTATCAGTAGCTTGTACTGTAATTGTATCAGGATTAAAGAACCCAAATCCGGCTTCTACTACTTCTGATCTTTTAAAATTAAAATTCGTAGTATTGCTTACAATGATTTGCCCTAGATCAGGATGCGTTTGCATAATATCACCAAATGCTCCGCTCTGTTTACCAGTAGCACGATTACCTATTTTGAAATCGCTTTTAAACCAATTATCGAATGTTCGTATAAAATCATGAGGATAATATTTTTCCATCTGTTCCTGTACTTCATTAGCAGTTAATGGCCATCCTTCTTCTCTTAACTGATCATTTACATAAAACATTAACCAATAGTATTGTATATCTCCATAAAAATTATAAGATAAAATATCTGGTCTATCTCCGTCAAGAATAGTATAATCAGCATATATTGTTATATCATCTTTAACTTGATCTATAATATCTACATATGTACCAAGCTTTTGAAATACTGTTGCTTCAATTTCGTTACCAAAGTTGTATAGCACTTTAGGAAAATGTTTAAAATGGCTCATGTTACACTCCGTGCCTAATCTTGTCGCCTTTACCTAGATATTTTCTTTCAACATCTATATCGTCTTTATTTAACGGTCTATATTCTATAAACTTTAAACTCATTGTAGCATCGTGAAATTTACCACCTTCATAAAATGACATTGCTTGAGTGTTATATGTAACATCTACTGCTTGTAAGTATGCAGGTAAGAATCTAGTGAGAATAGGTTTATACTGATTTGTGCGTTCGTCTCTATATAATGCTTTAATGTGCATTAGATTAGGGAATCTATACGCCATACCTACACCCGTACCCTCGCTAACTAATTCAGTCGGTAGTTGTTCAGTCCTAAAAAAGTCTATTATATTTTCTATTCTTTTAGTTTCATCAGGACTAGTGGGTATCATTTGAAAGACAAAATTCCATTCACGTATATTAACTTGTTTGAATAAAGCTCTTGTATTAGGATTTACTGCAATTCTTGTAGCTAACGAAGTTGCATTACCGGCATTCGTACTTAGTTTACTTACTAATCTATTAGCTATTAGCGAACCAAACTCTGGTGCAGTTTTACCTTCCATAAGCTCACCAATACCAGCAAATGTCCCTTTAAATGCAGAGCTTGCAATATCCGCAACTGTTTTTGTGGTGCCTGCACCCATTAAAGTACCAGCTACCATTCCACCGGCAATACCTAATTGCTCAGGTCCAGCTACTACACTTTCATTTTGCTGAATATTCATAGGCATATACAAATGAACATATCTATTATCTGGATATCCTAAATCATCTTTACCTTTGCCGCGTACAGTGGTATTTTCTGTACTTCTTTTTGCTTTTAAGCTTGTAGTCATTCCTTTAGCTTTAGCATCTTCTTTTGTATTGCTTGAGCCAGGATAGCCTGCCTGTTCTCTTTCTTTTTTTATTAATCGCTCTTTATATTCGTCAGCCAAGTCACTTAAATTTGCTATTTCGCCACTTAATATTTTACCTAAATAAGAATCTTTTCCTATTAAACTACCGACTGTAACTGCATCTACTTTTACTGGATTAAAGGATAACACCGCTCTATACTTTTCGTCAGTAAGTGAATCACCTCCTTCATCTATACTAGGAGGAAAGGAATATGTATATCCAATATCGTGTAAGTCTAATTTAAGTGGAGGCATTTGTTTATCCTATAAATAAATATTTACACTATTTATAACAATTTTCATGGCGTACTCTGGAAAATTCAAACCTAAAAATCCTAAGAAGTATAAAGGCGACTTTACTAACATTGTTTTTAGATCGATGTGGGAGAAATATTGTTTCAAATGGTGTGATGAGAATACAGATGTAAAGTCTTGGTCTAGCGAAGAGACTGTGATACCATACTTATATGAAGTAGATAAGAAATATCATCGGTACTTCATGGACCTCAAGATTACATTTAAATCAGGTCAAACAATCCTTGTAGAGATTAAACCATCAAATCAGACCGTTCCTCCCGTGTACCCGGGTAGGAAGACAAAGAGATATATTAACGAAGGTCTGACATATGTAAAGAATCAGAACAAATGGAAAGCAGCACAACGATACGCAAAAGATCGTGGCTATGGTTTTCAGATATGGACTGAGCATACTCTTGAAAAGATGGGCATCATGCCAAAGTCTACAAAGCCACTAAAACCATACAAACGTAAAAAATCTGTATAAATAGATGCATGGCACAAAGCAACCTATTTTCAGATTTAGAGATCCAAGCATTCCGTGCAGGTATAACTCCGCGGACAAAAGAATCTATTAAATGGTTTAAAGATAAAGCAGGTAAACTTGGTAGAGTTACAGGCGGTACAATCTTTAATCAAGAGCAAATAAAACTAAAAGACTCACTTCGAAATCCAGTTGGTAACATGTATATGTTTTATTACAATGCAAAACATAGACAAACATTACCATATTTTGATGCATTCCCTCTTGTAGTTATTACACAGATGGCAGAAGGTGGGTTCTATGGTTTAAATCTGCATTATCTACCTCCTACTACAAGAGCTAAAGCATTAAATGCATTACTTGGTGGTGATGGATTACCATCAAAGTATTTTAGACCTACTATTCATAGGTATCTGACAACACAGGTCAGAAGTAGATTTGCTTTAATTGAAAAACCTGAATGGGAAATTGCTACGTTCTTGCCAGCAGCTCAATGGAGAGGTGCAGGCCAAGGTAAAATATATTCAGACTCAAGAAGGAAAATGAGGAATGGCTAGTATTAATGAATTGAAAGGTCTCGCTTCAGCAAGAGGAGGCTTTGCTCAACAGCATCAATATTTGATTACATTGCCTGGCTTAGGTGCATATAGCTCTCGAGAGTTAAATTTATTGTGTAGTCAGACAACATTACCTAGTCGTAGAATGCTTTCATCTGATAGAGCGATAGGCGTAAAACAAACCCGTGTTGCATATGGATTTGCTACTGAAGAAGTAACAATGAAGTTTACAGTATTGAATGATTATGGAATTAAAAACTATTTCGAAATGTGGCAAAATAAAATAGTCAATCAGAATACTTTTACACCTAATTATAAATCTGAATATGCTAGAGATATGCAGATATTACAACTAAGAAAAGGATTTGCTTTAGACACGGATTTAAGACTTGGTCCTATTAGTATTGATATCGATATATTTAAAAGAGAGAACGTCATTTACGAATGTACACTTTTAAATGCTTTTCCTGTAACTTTAGGAGAGATAGCATTAACTAATGAACCAGGAGTAGTAGAATTAACGGTTGGATTTGAATATGATAATTGGAGAAGCTCACACTTTGCAGTTAACCCGAGTACGCGTAATGCAAGAGCTGTAGGAACACTAATAAATACTATTAATAATATTGTAAATTAATGAGGTTATATAATGGCACTGCCAAAACTGAATGAAGCGCCAAAGTATAGTATTACTATTCCCTCGACAAGTAAAAATGTAAGATTTAGACCATTTTTAGTGAAAGAAGAGAAAGTATTACTATTGGCAATGGAATCGGAGGATCAAGATCATATTCTCCAAGCTATACTAGATACTATTATAGCATGTATAGTAGACGAATTAAATACTAGAGAATTAACAACATATGATATTGAATATTTGTTTACTAAAATAAGAGCTAAATCGGTTGGTGAAACAACTAAAGTAGGTCTTCCATGCGAAGCCTGTGAAACAACAAATGAGATAATCATACCAGTTGATGACATAGGTATCAAAAGAAACGAAGATGTAAAGAGCATTATTGAATTAGCTCCAGGTATGGAACTAGAATTAAGGCATCCTTCTTATCTTGAGTTATTTGAAGATGAGCTTGTACGATCAGGCGACACCGCAGCTTCAACATTTGCTATGATTAGAATGTGTTTAAAGTCTTTAAGAACCGAAGATTCTATAATTGAATTACAAAAAGAAGACCCTAAAGAATTAGATGAGTTTTTAGAGAGTATGAACACAAATCAATTTGAATCCATACGTGAATGGATAGAACACATACCAGCCATGGCACATGATATAGAATTTACTTGTTCATGTGGACATGCTAATAAAACGGAATTGAGAGGTATTCAGTCTTTTTTCTAGTATGTCTATCTCATACTGACTTAGCACAATATTATGATTCTACATTTCAGCTTATGCAACATCATAATTATTCATTGAATGAGATAGACGGATTAATACCATGGGAAAGAGAAGTTTATTTGTCTATGTTAATGGAACATATAAAAGAACAAAAAGAACAAGCGCAAAGGGATAGACATGGTTAAGTCAACCGGAACCGGACCTGCTGGGAGCTCTATGAGCCTCAAAGATGTTGTCAAAGAAATTAGAGAAACTAACAAAAAGTTAGACGCTCAAGGTACTGCCTTAACTGATTTTATTGCAGAAATAAGATTTCAGAGACAAGGTCAAGGTTTAGAAAATAAACGAGAAGCTAGAAAAAGCAAAGGTGGTGGTGGAGTACCTTTAGTTTCTCCTATTGCAAATCTAAGTAAAGATGGTTTAGGCTTAGGCTTCTTTTTAAATCCTGCGTCATTGTTAAAAGGTCTAACGTCCAACTTAGGCGGTATTGCCGCAGGTATTGCAGCTGTTACTTTAGCTACTGATGGATTAAGAGGCTGGGCCTTAACACCAGTTAAGAGTATTAAAAAATGGGCAAGCTGGGGCGATAAGATAGTCGATGGTGCAAAAGGAATAAGAAACGCATTGTTCTTATCATTTGGACTAACAGAAGCTGGTGAATTATCAAGAGATTCAAAAGGTAGATTTAAAAAGACACCAATAACTACTAAAATCGGTATGAGAATGAACGCTTTTAGGATTGCAGCGTTACAATCATTTGGCTTGGGTCCAACTGGTGAATTAGTAGAAAAGGCAAAGCCTGACCCTAAATTAATGAAGAAAAATCTATTTCAAAGATTTAAGTTTCAGTTTGGTAGAATCATGAATCCTATTAAAAATATAACTGCTGGTATCGCTAAGTTTGCTAGTGGTGCTGGTTCAAAAATATTTGATTTTTTCTCAAAGATTGGGGCTTTAGGTGGAGGTTCAGTAGGAAAAATAGCTGGCGTATTTGTTAAAATACTTAAACCTCTTGGATTCTTTTTATCATTCAAAGTAGCTTTTGATGATTGGATGACAACAAAAGAATCTAGTATTATGAAACAAGGTACAGATTTTATTGGAAAATTTTTAGGTAATTTTTTAGGTGCGCCAGTAGATCTTATAAAATCTTTAATATTTAAAGTTGCAGAATTTGTTGGATTCGAAGTAGATAAGGACGGCGTATTTCAAAAATTAAAAGATGCATCTTTTGAAGACTTACTTACTGCTGCATTTCAGAATATTCTAGATATACCAAGAAAGGTATTCGACTTTGCAGTAAAGGCCTTCACCGAAGAAGGCTTTGTTCAAGAACAATTTAAGATATTAAAAAATAAAGTAGTAGAAGTGTTTAAAGGAGTATTCACTGGTATAGCTAAAGTTCTAAAAAAAGCTTTTGGTATGGAAGATGAAGAATCTGAGGAATCAGCTGAAATGAAAAGATTTAAAAGATTAAATGCTGCAGTTAAAGCTAAAAAAATTAATAAGGAAAGATTATCAAAACTTAAAGTACTAGATATAAACAATGATGGTATAATTGATCTAGATGAATTTTCCTACAAAAATTTGGGAGGCTTATTACCCAGAACGGTTACTAAGAGAGAAGAAATAAACTCGGCGTTTGGCCAAGGGAAAAATTCTATGGCTTCACAAAATTTTCTGAAGGTAGTAAAAGAGCTAGGTGGTCTTGATTTACGTGCAGCAGAAGCTAAAAATGCTCAACCTATAGTAATAGATAATTCTACGGTCAATGGTCCTTCATCACAAAATATTACGAACCTAACTGCATCAGGAGATGTAAGCGAGGCATACAGTAGAAGCTATATGCGCTCGCTCTTTGATGGTTAGTCGGCGTTTGCCAACCGTGCGAAGTAGCTCATAGTGTCTTCTTCGGTTTCTTCCGATACTTGCTCAGCAGTTACCGGTTCTTGCGGGATGTGAGGATTCACAGCCGCTGCTGGTTCAGTTGGTCGTGCAACCTCATCTAGAGATACGGCTGCGGCAACTGTTTGTGGTGCAGACATTCCAAGAATATTATTCAACTTAGTCTTTAGTTCATCATATGATTTATAATTCTTTGGATCTGTCCACTCAGATAGATCATGCATCTGATTATAGATTAATTCTAAGGCTGCATCATCATCTGATACTGCGGTTTTCGCTGCAAATTCAGATTTATCATAGTT